ATAATGATAAACTTTATAGAATTTATAACAGAACAAAAAAATACTCATATGACTCATATAGAAGATAAAGTTCTCTATGGCGGAGTTAATGGAACTCGACAAGCTATATTAGCTTTAAGATCTTTGCGTGATATGGTAGCAGGTGTTAAAGATGGTAATGTAAGCGTTAAATGGGATGGAGCTCCTGCAGTTTTTTGTGGAACAGATCCTAATGACGGTAAGTTCTTTGTAGCTAAAAAAGGAATATTTAATACAAATCCTAAAGTTTACAAAACAAATGCAGACATCGATGATGACACCAGCGGCGAACTTAATAAGAAATTAAAAGCAGCATTATTATATTTACCTGAACTTGGTATTAAAGGTGTAATACAAGGCGATTTTTTATTTAATTCTGGTGAAGTTAAAACAAAAAAATTAAAAGGTAAACCTTACCTGACTTTCCACCCTAACACAATTGTATATGCTATTCCTTCAGGAACTGAAGCTGCAAAGAAAGTTAAAGCTGCAAAGATTGGTGTCGTGTGGCATACAACTTATACAGGTTCCACTTTTGAAACAATGAAAGCATCTTATGGAGTAGACATAAGTAAATTTAAACCTAGTAAAAATGTTTGGTCTCAAGATGCGATGCTTAGAGATATGACTCAGTTTACAATGACTAAAAAAGATACAGAAGAAGTTAATGCTCATCTCAGTAATTGTGGTAGAATATTTAATAAAATATCTAGCACAACATTAAAAACACTTGAGAACGATCAGACTCTTGCTGGCTATATAGAAACATTTAATAATACATATGTTCGAAAAGGTGAAGTAGTTGGTAATACTAAAACACATGTTGATAAGCTTATAGCGTATATAAAACAAAAGTTTCAAAAAGAGATAAATAAAAGAAAAAGCGAAAAAGGTAAAACCGCTCAACAGAAAAAATTAGATGATGTATTACAATTCTTTTCACCACAAAATAAAGTTAGTTTACAAATGATGTTTGATTTACAAAAATCTATAGTTCTAGCGAAATTAAAAATTATAAATATACTAAATAGGTTAAATGGCGCACAAACTTTTCTTAAGACTCGCGATGGGTATAAGGTAACGGGTCAAGAAGGGTATGTCGCTATTGACAAACTTGGTGGTGATGCAGTGAAAATTGTTGATCGTATGGAATTCTCATACGCCAACTTTTCACCAGAAATTATAAAAGGATGGGATAAGCCGGGGAGGAATTAAATGGCTCGACTAAAAAACTTTTCAGAACTGTCTTTAAAAAAAGATAAAGATCTTCCAAACCTTAAGATACCTGTACAAGGTCCAAAAGGTAATTCAAAATATACTAGAATGAAAATTGCGTATACAGATGCGCCAGGAACTTCTGATATCAAAAAAGCAATAAAAGCAGAAGCAGTTCATTCTGCAGATAAAAAACCAGAAAAATATAGAAAGCCTGATGGCAAAATTGGAATTAGAATGGTTCCAATGGATAAAGAAGTTGTTAAAAGAGAAGCAATAGTAGATCCTAATGATTTAAAAGGTAGACCAAAAAAAGCAGATCCTAATCCAGAATCTCCTTATGGTATTAAACACCCGATGCATCCAGCTAATTTAAAAAAGAAAAAAGTCAAAAGCGAAGCTTCTTCTCCTTCAGTTCTTAAACCTACTAAACCATCTGACATAACTAAACACGCTAGAACACTAGCAAAAAATTCTGATGATTACGAACGTAATAAGAAAAAGTATATTGATAAAGCACGTTCTAAAGTATTTAAAATGTATCCTAGAGAAAGCTTAAACGGTTTAATGAAAGAAGAATCTGTTGACGAAGCTACATGGCCAGATGAAATGCCTAATGAAGATGTAGATGAAGCTTTAAGCATGTCTCAGCGTATAAAAAAATCTAGAATAATGAAAAGAATGAAAGCAAGAATTAAAATTGGTAGAGAAAGAGCCAAGAGAAAAATGGCGCCTAAAGACAAGCTTGAAAAAAGAGCAAATAGACAAGCTAGAAACCAAATTGCTAGTAAGCTAACAAGAGGAATACCGAAAAGAGAATTATCATTTGCGCGAAAGCAGGAAATTGAAAAGAGATTGGATAAGCCTGCATTAAAACAAAGAATTAAAAGATTAGCTAGAAGATTATTTAAAGACGTACGTAAAAAAGAAGTACAAAGAAAGAAGGGTTAATGCTTAACTCATTTAAACATTATTTGATAGAGGAAGAAAAGGCTGTATACTTTACATTTGGCCGCATGAATCCTCCTACAACTGGTCATGAAAAATTAATGAATGAGTTGTCAAAAAAATCTGGAAATAACTCTTATAGAGTTTATTTATCACAATCAACAGATAAGAAAAAGAATCCATTGGATTTTAAATACAAAGTCAAAACTGTTCGTAAATTTTTTCCAAAGCACGCAAGAAGTGTAATGCTTAATAAAAAAGTAAAAACAGTTTTTGATGCAGTAACTGAAATGTATAATGACGGATTTAAAAATATTACAATGGTAGTTGGATCTGATAGGATCAACGAATTTACTACATTGTTAAAAAAATATAACGGAGTTAAAGGTAGACATGGTCTATACAACTTCAATAAAATCAACGTAATTTCAGCCGGAGACAGAGACCCCGATGCAGACGATACTAGTGGAATGTCCGCATCTAAGATGAGATCATTAGCAAATGAAGGAGACTTCACACAATTCTCACAGGGGCTGCCACGGAATGTATCGAATGCAGACGCAAAAAAAGTATATAATGAAGTAAGAAAAGGTATGGGACTAAAAGAACAAATAGATTATTTTAATAAGTTACATTTCGAGCCTGTCTCTGAGAAAAGAGAGGCATATGTTAAAGGAAACCTGTTTAATATTGGTGATAATGTTGTGGTCATGGCTACTGACGAAGTTGGTCGTGTTGCCAACCTTGGAAGCAACTATGTTATTATTGAATCAAATAATAAACTTCTTCGTAAGTGGATAGATGATGTAGAACTATTAGAAAAAGATTTTAAAGATAGAGTGAAACAAGATAAAGATATTAAAGATAAAAAAGGTACACAGCCAGCTCCATATTATAAAGGACTGGAAAAATCAACGAAAGCTAAAAGACTTTCGCATTTTAAAAAACATGCAAAAATGGATGATGACAATCCAGCTGCTTACAAAAAAGCACCAGGTGATGCAACAGCAAAAACAAAATTAAGTAAGCATACTATCAAATATAGAAAAATGTTTGGTGAGGATGCTGTAGAAGTAACTAAGAAAAAAATAGAACGAGAAAAAACAGTTGACAGAATAAAACATGCTCGAATGTTAGATCGGGCTAAAGTAAGAAAACTTAAAAATAGGAGTAAAGCATATGCTTAAATTTTCAACTTATAACGACCTTTTAGAAAATGAAGGTCTTAAAAAGAAAGCAGAAAAGTCTGGCGTATCGCTTGGTACTTTAAAAAAAGTATATAACAGAGGTATGGCTGCTTGGAAGACTGGTCACAGACCAGGAACAACACCACAACAATGGGCTCATGCTAGAGTCAATTCATATATCACAAAGGGTAAAGGTACTTATTACGGTGCCGATTCAGATCTCAGTGGTAAAGGTAAAAAAGAATCTGTTGATGAAGCTAAATATGATTATTTTGATTCTAAGGATGCTGCACATGCACATGCAAAAAAACATGGTGGCAAAGTATATAAAAATTCTGGTAAAGGCGCTACTATGGTTAAAGGTAAACCAGCTAATACACATGTAGTAATTAAAGGCAAGATGTTTGAAAGTAGTGTAGATGAAGCACATGATACTAAACATGTTAAACAAGCTATTGGTATTGCATCTGACCCTCGATATAAAAAAGGTAATATGACTGGTGCAGTTAAGGCTATGAACAAAATATCTCCTGGTCTTCATAAGCATCCTCAAGTAGCTGCAGTACTAAGAAAACAAAATGAATCTAAGGTAAATGAAATATCAAAGAATCTTGCAAGGAGATATGTAAATAAAGCTGCAATAGATATGTTTCATAAAGGACGAGATCAAGGTGCAGCTGACACAATAGCTAAAGCTGGTGGCCAACATCCAGATCAAGAATATAAAGGTGGACCCGAGTTTAAAGGTGCACGAAGAGCTGGTGGTATTATGAGAGCAACACGAAAGCTTATGAAAAAAGAAGCAATGTCTGATGCAGAAAAGAAAGCTCATGACGCAGCAATTGCAGCATTTAAAGCTAAAGGTGGTAAAGTTAAAAAGCTTAAGCCAGGTTATGCACAAGGTTGGACTGGTAAAGACGATCTCGGTACTGGAATGAAAGGCATGATGTCAAAAGATGATACAAAAGGTTTCGGTACTAGTAAAAAAGTTGGGAGTATGAAACGATGACTTTAACAAAAGCAATCAATGAAGTTAAACAAATCTTAATGGAAGAAAATATAGAAGAAGATCGTAAAGCTGGTAAATATAAAAAGGGTGAAATGATAGTTATGGGTCAATGGCCTAATCCTGATCAATGGGCTAAAGAATATATTATGCCTAATGTAGATAAAAAAGGTGTTCGTATATACTCAGATGGACCTTCATTTAAAATAGAAAAATTGTAGGAGACCACAATGAGAGATTTTTTTGAATTAAGAAAGCAAATGAACGAAGAACATAGCAAAACTAATAAAGCGTCTATGACTATTAAACATGGTTATGATGAAGGTGATGGGCCAGATAATAAGAAATTTGCAAAGCATATTAATAAAAATACAGGTGCTACAGTTAAACATCATAAAGATGGTAGCACAATGTCTTTTCATGGAAGCGATCATCAAATACACAAAGCCTTACAAATTCATCACTCCGATGATAAAAAAGGATTAGGCGATTTGAATTATCATAAAAAAGGTATGACACATTCTGACGATCATGTTGATGGCCAGCATACGTATAAGAAAGAAAATTAGAGTAAAAACTTAACAATAAAGAAGGCACACTAATGAAAACATTTTTTCAATTAAGAGAAGCAAAATTTGCTGGTAGCACTATTAAGATGTTTGGCCAAAAAAATCGTAGTGATAAAGATTTGTCTATGAGAAAAAAGGTTAAACCCGTAGTTGATCAAGAAAAAAAGAAATTAAACATTGCTAAACCTGCATTAGCTAAAGAAGATACAAGCTTTAAGGTTTCTATTGATGGACTACCAGATATGTATATGAATGATAAAACGCCTGGTGCATTATTACAAAAGCTTCGTAAAATTGTTAAGCAACCATCATTAATAAAAGATATTAATAGAACTACTAAAAACAAAGTCAAGAAAGCTTATAGGGATAAAGCTCAAGGTAGAGAAGTTAAAGAATACAAATACGATTATGGCACACCAGAATCTGTAAAGCTTATGAAGAAAGTAACTCCTGGCGAAAAAGAAGAAGGTTATGTATCTATGGCTCAACAACGTGCTGTATGGGCTACTCGTAAAGACGGCGGTAAAGGACATCCTGATAATAAAAAAAGGAAAAAGAAATGACTTTAAGTTTTAAAAAATTTATCGAAGAAAAAGATCCTAGATTAAAAAGAGCTGGTGTTGCTGGATTTAATAAAGCTAAACGAACACCTAGTCATCCATCTAGTAGTCATATTGTTGTAGCAAAGGATGGAGACAAAGTAAAGACTATAAGATTTGGTCAACAAGGTGTAACTACTGCAGGTGCACCAAAGAAAGGCGAGTCTGATAAACAAAAAGCAAGACGTAAATCATTTAAAGCTCGTCATGGCAAGAACATCGCTAAAGGAAAGATGTCAGCTGCGTATTGGGCAGACAAGGAGAAATGGTAATGGTCAAAGGTTGGATAAACGAAAGAATTAAAGAAAGAACAAGTATGGACGGAGCAGTTTGTATTGCTCTTGGTCTTATGATTTTATTTTTATCGTCGCTCGCAAAGATTGCTGCAGGTATTGCAATTGCTTACGGTGTTTGGACTATTTGGAAATCTGAATAATGGCAAAAGCTTTTAAAACTGTTTTAGAACATGAAGTTATTAAGCATGGCACATCTATTGGCCGTAAGCCTACAACTTCCACTATGAATAAACATAAGAGAAGAAGTTTAAAACGTTATAGAGGACAGGGAAAAAGATAGTGGCCGTAGAAACAAATGAAACGAGACTAGATCGTATTGAGCAAAAAATAGATAAGCTCGCAGACGCTATGATATCTTTAGCAAGAGCAGAGGAGAAGATAATAGCATTACAAGACGATCACGATAATATGAGAGATCGTATGAATAAACTCTCTGTTAAACTAGACGAGATACAGAAAACTTGTGATGAAAACGCAAGGACTGTTAGTATTATAAATAAAGTTGTATATGTGGCTGTTGCCGCAGCAATAGGAACCTACGTAACTCACGTATGGATGTAAAAGGAGAAAGAAATGGAAGAAAGTGTCAAGTATCATATACCTGAAGATATTCCAGCAAATGAAAGAACTGCCTTCCATGGCGCAGCAGCCGCAGCGGCAAAAGACGGAAAGAAGAACTTTAACTTTGGTGGAAAGACTCATCCGGTCACTATGAAAAAAGATACTGCAAAAGCAATTGCAGATCAAAAAGAATCAGTAGGTAAAACTGCAGGTGATCACGGTTACTATCATTTGCAAAAGGCAAAAGAACTTGCTAAGAAAGATGGTCATGACTATGATAAGTTACCTCAGTATGATAGAACTCATGATAAGCATAAAGACCATTATGATTCAAGAGCAAAAAAAGAATCAGTAAAGAAAGAAAGTACAACTTTTAGAGAAAAACTAATGTCATTATACGAAAGTGATAGAGCAGCTCATTATAAGAGTGCAACTAAACCAGAAGAGTATGATGAAAAGCAAAAGTCTTCTAAAGGTGCAATGGACATGATGAAAACACCAAAGAGCGTTGAAGCTGATGGTATGAAAGCTGCAAAAGATACCGCGGCTGCTATCAAGAAAAGTGCACCCGGAAAAAAGATGAGAAAAGGTGATCAGAACAAAGGTGATCTTAGTATCAAACCTAGTGCAACACCAGTAAAAGATCCATCTGCAAAAATAATTACAGCCGAGGAATATGGAATGTTCGGTAAGAAGGTGGCAAATAGTTTACTTAGAGCTATCTCTGTGGTTGAAAACTATACACACGAATTTGATGTGGATAGTGAAAAGAATGCACATCACATGGTAAAGAAAGCTAAAGAAGCTGGAATGAAAGCTAAAATTCATACCATGAACGGTCCTGGTGGAGGCAACCCAGTTGTGCACATTGGGCATAAAGATACTAAGCATATGCACAAATTTATAAAGAAGCATTATGATGATAGCTATTCACATGATGATTTAAATATTCACAAAATGTAAGGAAAATAATTATGGCAATATCACCACCTAACTTTCAAAGAGATGCAGTACCTACTCCATCTGGTTGGAGA